GGCGAGCGCGTCCTTGCCTTCGGTGACGCTGACGACCTCGACGCCCGTGTCTTCGAGTTGGGCAATGATCGCGCTGGTTTCGGCGAGGTTGCGGCCGAGCCGGTCGTACTTGTACACGAGGAGGCGTTCGATCTGCCCGGCTTCGGCTTCGGCGAGCAGTCGCAGCAACTCTTCGCGGCCGGCCATGACGCGGCCGGTGCGGGCTCGGTCAACGTATTCGCGGTAGCCGCGGGGCGGGAGGTCGCGGCGGCAGGCGTCAAGCTGGACCTCGATCGAGGTGCCGCCGTCCTGGGCGTGGGAGGAGTAGCGCGCGTAAATGGCCGTCGTCTTCCTCATGGGCCGGTCTCCTGGGCTTTGAGGATGTCCACCGCACGGCGGGCGATGACCCGCACCAGCCAGCTTCGGGCGTCTTCGATCTGTTGCCAAGTGGGCCGGAAGAGTTCGCACCGTTCATCGCTATAAGTCCTTTTCTGACGGCATTTTACGGCGCGGCGACCGCCGTGGGAAGCAGGCGCGGGCGGATTCTTGCGGATTTCGACCTCCGGGTCGCTCGGCTCCATGCTGGGTACGTACCGGAGCCGCGGCCGGCTGGCGTTCCGGCGCCCGCCCGGTGTCACCTCTCGGGTGCGGGCGGACTATCCCTCGACCCTCGACCCTGATAGAATGTTCGCGTTCTGTTCGGGGCGGCATATGGCCGCTCGGAAAGGAGCACCACCCATGTCCACGTTCAAGCTGAGCCGGTTCTTCTCGCAACCGGAGATTCTGCGCAGGATCGCCCCGGAGAACCTCCTGTCCCTACTGGCCGACCATGCGGCGGCGTTGGAGGTACTCGGTCTGAAGTTGCCGGACGACGCAGCGGTCGGCCTCGACCACGTCCGCTTGACCTCGCTCTTGCTGGAACCGGACAAGCTGCCGGCCGACCTGCGCGAGGCGTTCTACTTCATCCACGAGATGGCTACGCCGGAGGGGATGGAGTGCCTCCTCGAAGCCGCCGAGCAGGCCGGCGTCGAGATCGTCGGTACGCCGACTCCGGGTGACGCGGCCGTCCAGGTGTGGCTGAAGGACCGCGAGCTGCTGGAACGCAAGCACGCGGAGCAGTTCCTGCGGAACCCGCGGACGTTCGAGTCGTTCGCATCGGCCATTGCGCCGGTGCCGGGCATGCGCGATCCGGTCGCGGCGGCGGCCAGGATGAAGGCGGACCTCGACGACTTCTTCGAGAAGAAGAAGCGCGGGCGGAACACGAAGGTCTTTCCCTACGTCCGGACGGACGGCGTCTGGTTCCTGGTGCGGCACGGTGATCCGTTCAAGCGCGAGGGCGCAATCGACGACCGGGGCGAGTCGATCGGCGTGTACTACTGGCCGGAGAAGTTCGACGTGCTGGTGCTCGACCCGGCTGAGGGCGAACTGCGCATCAACGCCCGCAACAAGGGCGAGAAGAAGGAGTATCGCAAGGTCTTCGGCCGGCACCTGTACGGCGATGAGGCCTTCTTCGGCGGCGAGGACAAGTACACACTGGAGCCCCTGCGCGAGAAAGGCGAGGACGCGCTCGCGCCGGTCGAGGGCATGGAAGAGGTGGTCCTGACCGAGGTGCACTTCTTCTGGGGCGGCTCGCACCACGAGCGGGAAGTCCGCAAAGCGGATGACATCTTCGCGGCGTACAGAGACCGCGGCCGTGCATTCCCCGCGCAGCCGCCCATCATCAAGGCGTGCTTCCGCGTGACGTTCTCCGACTCGGAGACGCCGCGAACCGTGACGATCAAGCCGCCCAACGTGGCACAGTATACGCGCGACGCCGACAGCGTCATCGTTGAGGAGTGGTTGAGGGCCCGAGGTTTCGTCGTGAACAGGGACAAGGAGCAACATGAGCCGGCGGTTGCAATGGTTCTGGCAGGCACTTGAGCGGGTGCCCGACCTCGCGGGAGTGGCGAGCGAGTGGCGGGCGCTGCTTGGCGACGACGACAAGGCCGTCGCGCGCTTCATCCTCCCCACACGGCGTATAGCCGGATCAATAAGGTGCACCGCGCCCAAGCGCACGTGCGTTCACGAGATCAGGCCGTGGAAACGCCGCTTCCTCTCGGTCTGCCCCGACGGGTGCGAACCGGCCGAACTCACGCGCGACGAGGTCACGGTCCACCGGCTCGATGTCGCTACGCTCGCGCGCGAGGTCGCGGAGACACTCGGACTTGAGCCGGTGCGGGCCGAGTTGGTTCCGGGCGTGGCCGGCGTGTGGCACGTCGGCGACTACGTGCCATACAGCGGGTTCCGGTTCCCGGTGTACCTCGCGCTGACGGGCGAACCTGAAGCACTGTCGTGGGCGGCAGACGGCTTGGCCGCGCGCGGCCAGTGGTTCGTGCTGCTGGCTCCCACTCGGTCGGCGTTCACGCAGGCGGCCGCCGACGTGATCCGGCAGGCCAAGGCGTGCTTCCTGCCGCTCGATGAACTGGTCGGCCACGGCGACGACGATGGGTTGGTGCTCTTGGATGGGGTGACCGCAGAAGGCGTGCTCGCCGAGTTCCGCGCCGCGCACGTCCCCCAACCGAAAGCCGACGACGGCATGGTGTTCTTCCCGACGCCGCCCGGTGCGCGATGGAGCGACGTGTCGATCCGGTTCATCGACCGGCATTCCGTGTACGTGAAGGTGAAGGGCGCGTCCGGGACGTTTCACTTCGCCCAGATGGGCATGGCCAGCAGGAAGAACGCCAAGCCGACGGTACAGTGGCTCCTGCTGGAAGCGTTCGCCGAAGGCCATGGGCGATTGGACTGGCGGAGCCGCAAGGCGAGCCGCAAGAACCAGAAGCGCAAAGAGAACCTCGCAGCAGACTTGCAGCGCTTCTTCCCCATTGAGGACGACCCGTTCGTCATCGAAGGCGACGGCTGGCGTGCCAGGTTCGCCGTTGAGGTTGCCTGAGGCACGATGGGATATGCCCGCTTTGGGCGGTGAAAAGCGTCCACTCACGATTGCTCTTGTACATCAAGAGCATGGCCGAGTACTTGCCACTAAGGAGACGCCGCGGGCGAACCGATGGTGACTCTCCCCTGACCGCTACAGAGCTGCTTGGCGAGCGCAAAAGCCTTGGCGCTCGGCGCCATCGCAATCATCTCGTACTTATCCTCTGTGTTGTTCTTGAGTCGGACGGTCACATCGACGGTGTTGAAGCCGGTACGTATCTTGAGGTCGGCGATATCTGCCAGGTACAAGGCCACCCACTTTCCATTCGGTCGGTTCCACATCCACAAGCGCCAGCATGTCATAACCATCACAGGGCCGTCTCGCGCTACCACAAAGTCTATAAGAAACTCCTCCGGAATCGGCGGATGCGCAGTGAAGAATTCAGTGAGCAAGGGATAAGCGAGGCCTACACTCGCTTTGATGAAATCATCGCACTCGCCTGCGGCAGCCTTGGCGTGGCTCGGGTAAACTGAAGCAAGAGCCCCAGACCGCCAGGCTGACCATGTGGCGTGCATAAACTCCCAGAGCCTGCTGCTTATTACGGCCCTGCCATTCCGGCGGCCACCGCTTCGGTTGGTGACGAATGCGCGCACGAGCCAGAGCAGGGTCCACACACCGAGCCAGCCATACACGATGTTGATCAGCTGGCTGATGATGAGCGCACGTGCACGCCGCCGTTGACCTGGTGCATAGTAAGACGAGAGAAGGCGTAATCCCCACGGCCATGGGAGGAGAAACGAAACACAGCTTTCGTAGCGGGTGAATTCTGTCTCGGCGGTTATCTGTATGCCCTCATGGCTTATTGCACTTCCGCCCTCCAGCTTCTGTCGGTTTTCATAGAGAAAGGTGACAAGGTCGCGCGCTTTCCGATTCTCATCGAGAAAGAAGAGGCACGGAGCAAGAACAAACAGAAGTGCGGCCAACCCGAGACCCAAGCACAGCAATCCACTTGTCAGATCGCGTCCGCTGTCGAGGAGGGCGTTGACGATGCGCGTCGCGCCGATGAGGGTGACTACTGTTCCGCCTGCGGTGAACAACAGCGCACAGAGGAACGCCCATGTCTTCACGCTGTCGGCTCGTGCCTCGATGCTCCGAAGGACTCTGAGTAGCTCTTTGACCATAGGAGGGACAATTCCCGAGTGAGATCCTCAAGACTCGCTTCTGAATCCTGCGCGCATCTCTTAGCGGCAGTCCCCCGTTGGGTCAAGTACGTTCGGAACTCGCGTCGCCATCCGGGTTGAGACGGTGCGGCAGCGAAATTTCGCCGGCACGTCGGTGAGTCGGCACAGGTTTTTGTCGCCGCCGGTCCCTTCATAAGTGGCGCGTGCGCAAAGGGTTACGACGTTCCGCCTGTGCGCGCGTCGCGTCGTTTTCCGCGTCGGTGCGACTTTTCGCCAGCAGCGGGCGGCGGGTCCGGCGCGTTCGGACACGACTGCCCGCCCCTGCGAGACCACCCCGGCCGGACCTGTTTCGCGGGGGCCTTGCGTGCGGTGCACGGAGGTCCGGCATGGCCGCGGCGAACAGGACGGTAGTCAAGCCGCGCACGACATCCACGCGCGTCTCTCCGCGCCCGCGGGGAGACGCCCGTGTCCCATCAGGTCCGGCTCGATCGGTTGGAGGAGTGGTTCATTGCGCGCACGGCCCGGCAGTTGGCAGGCAAGGCCGGGTTCACACCCAGCGATGTCGAAGACATCGAGCAGGACATTCGCTTGGATGTCCTGCAACGCCTGCCGCGGTTCGACCCGGCGCAGTCGAGCCGCCACACCTTCATCGTCATGCTCGTCCGCCGGTGCGCGGCGTCGATCCTCGAACGCCGGCGCGCGGAGAAGCGTAACCGCGGCCGGCGCTCCGAGTCGTTGAACGTAAACATCCGCGACGCCGAAGGCCGCGAGGTCGAGCGGCACCAGACCATCGACAGTGACACCGGCCGACCGGGTCCGAGCGACGAACAGCGACGCGACCTCATGGCCGACGTTCGGGCTGTGGTTGCCTCGCTGCCTGAGCACCTGCGGTTCTGGTGCGTGGTGTTCGACCAACGCGGCATTCGGGAAGCGTCGCGCGAACTCGGCATCCCGCGTTGTCGGCTCCAGCGGATCAAGGCCGAAATCCGCGTCGCGTTCGAGGCGGCCGGCCTTTCGGACTGCCTGCGGTGAGTCTGATCCGCGCGCGACCACTCCGCATCGGGCTCGGTAAGCACTCACCAGCGGCCGGCCGGAGCCGGCTGCGAGAGGAGCAATCATGACCAGGGCGTACAAGTACCAGTTCCGCAGGGGCATTCACCCGCGGGATGTCGAGGACACGTTGCTGCTGGCATTCCTCGCAGCGGAAGCGGTCTTCGGTGAAGCCCGCGTCCGCCTGGACGGAACCTACCACGCTGACCGCGAGTCCCGAACCGTGACCGTGGACGCTTCCACGGCCGTCGGGCAACTCATCAATGCCGTGTTCACACTCTTTGGTGTCAAGGAGTTCGGCCGGGACAGCTTCGTCGTCCGCCGGCTGGGAACGGAGGGACTGGCATGACCACCGCAACCACAAGACCGACGTACGCGCCGCCCGTCCGGCGCGTTGCCTTTGGAGTCATCGAGGCGCAGGGCCATCGCGTGGGGGTGTTCGGGCCAGGGGGTATCGGCAAGACGACGCTAGCGGCGACCGCGCCCGGGCCGGTGGGCTTCATCGACCTCGACGACTCCCTGCCGATCCTGCGCCCATCGTTGGGCGAGCTGGACATCCGCCGCGTGTCGGGCGTTGCCGGCTGGCAGGACATCCGCGACGCGCTGCACAGCGACGGTTGGGACGGCGTGCGCACGATCGTCATCGACTCGGCCACCAAGGCGGAAGAACTGGCGCTGGAGTGGACGCTGCGTAACGTCCGGCATGAGAAGGACGGCGTCGTCATCCGTCGGATCGAGGACTACGGTTTCGGCAAGGGCTACCAGCACCTCTACGAGACCTTCCTGACGCTGCTGAACGACCTGGACCAGCACGTCCGCGCCGGCCGGAACGTGATCCTGATCTGTCACGACTGCACGGCCACGGTTCCAAACCCGAAGGGTGAGGACTACATCCGCTGGGAGCCGAGGCTCCAGAACCCCAGCAGCGGCAAGGCGTCGATCCGGCTGCGCGTCCGCGAGTGGCTCGATCACCTGCTCTACGTGGGCTACGACGTGGAGTCCACCAAGAGCCGCAAGGCCCAGGGCCACGGCACGCGGACCATCTACCCGCAAGAAATGCCCTGGTGCATGGCCAAGAGCCGCACGCTGGCCGAGCCCGTCGAGCTGGTCCAGTTCGACACGACCCTTTGGAACAAGTTGCTGGCCCACGAGGCTGAGTAGGGAGACCACACCCATGCTGCCGACACGTGAAGGACTGTTCAATGCGTACCCGGCCGAGATCGGTATCGACGAGACCGGGCCGAACAACTTGGCGACGTGCATTGTCCGGTTTGAGCTCTACGAGGAACTCCAGCCGTCCGGGGAGTGGGAGGACTGCGCCGACGAGCACTGGGAGCTCACCGGCTACTTCTACCTGGAGAAGAAAGACGGCGCGCTCAACACCATCACCATCGACGCGCTGAAGGCGGCGCTCGGCTGGGACGGGCGTGATCCGTTCTGGCTCCAGGAAACGGACCTGTCCGCGCACGCGGTGCAGGTGAAGCTCGGCTTCGAGGAGTACGAAGGCAAGACGCGGATCAAGGTCCAGTACCTCAACCCTTTCGGCAGCAGCGGCGGCGTCGTGCGGAAAGCGAACGACGCCACGCGCCGCACGATCAGCAACCGGCTCGGCTCAAAGCTGCGGGCGCTGTCCGGTCCGGCACCAGCGAAGCCGGCCAAGCCTGCCGCGCAACCGAAGCTACCGCCGGCGAAGCCGAAGGCGCCGGTCGCCGCGGTGCCTGCTGATCAGAAGCCCGCCGCGGGAAAACCTGCGCCGCCGTTGGCAGCACCCGACCCGAAGCCTGACTCCGCAGCGCCCACAATGCCTGAACCCACGCCGCCGCCGGCGGAACCGCCCGAAGCACCGCGCGATCCGCACGCCGCCACGATGGAGGAAGCGTGGGCGGAGTTCTGCAAGCAATGCTCGCCGCCCAACTGGGACCAGGCCAGCGTGGAGGCCGAGTGGTTCCGCGTCCTCGCGGAGTTGTTCCCCGGCAAGCAGCCCCGCGAACTCAGCCCAACCGAGTGGGCGGTGATGCGCGACGAGGGGCCCGCGCGCATCGTCCCGTTCTGAGGCAGTGGTGGATCGGCGGCCCTGGTGGGCCCGCGAGGCTCATACCCTCGCGTGGGTCGGTTCGATTCCGACGCCCGCCTGTGGGTGGTCTCCAATGTCCGGCCGAGTCGGGAGCTGTCGCAAGGTGGCTCCCGCTCGGTCCGGACGGGACCGCTGGGTGTGGACCCTGCCTGCCGGCAAGCGGGTGAGTGATGATTGCGACGACTGTACGCCAACAGCTACGCGACTATCAGGAGCGAGCCGTCGAGCAGGTGTTGGAGAAGCTCGACCGGCGGCCGATCCTTGTCAGTCCGACGGGCAGCGGCAAGACCACGATGGCGACAGAGATCGTCGAGCGGCTCGGAGTGCCAACGCTGTGGATGGCGCACCGCAAGGAACTCATTGACCAGGCCGCGGAACGTCTGAACGCCCACGGCCTGCACGCCGGCATCCTTATGGCCGGCTATCAGAGCGACCCCGACGCGCGGGTGCAGGTCGCCTCCGTGCAGACGCTCGTCCGACGCAACAAGCCGCCGGCGGGTCTGGTGATTGTGGACGAGTGTCACCACGCCGCGGCCGAGACCTACCAGAACATCCTCAGCGAGTACACCGGTGCCGTGTTGATCGGCCTTACGGCGACGCCGTTCCGGCTCGATGGGCGCGGCCTGGGCGATCTGTTCGGCGAGATGATCATCGCGGCTTGGTCGGACGAACTCTGTGATTCCGGCGTGCTGCACAAGCCGCGGGTCTGGGCGTCGAAGGCGCCGGACCTGCGCGGTGTGCGGGTGGTGGCGGGCGACTACAGCATCGGCGCGCTGGCGGCACGAACGAACACGGCCGAGCTCAATGCGGACATCGTCGAAACGTGGCACAAGCGCGCCGCCGGCCGGCGGACCGTCGCGTTCGCGGTGGACATCGAACACAGTGAGGCCATTACCGAAGCGTTCCGGCGTGCCGACGTTCCGGCCGAGCACCTCGATGGCACCACGCCCCGCAGTGAGCGCGACGCGATCCTCCAGCGCCTCGCCGACGGCGAAACGGTCGTGGTGTCCAACTGCATGGTGCTCACCGAAGGTTGGGATTTGCCGGCACTGGAGTGTGCCATCATCGCCCGGCCGACGGCGTCGCTGAACTTGCACCTCCAGATGATCGGACGGGTCATGCGGGCCTGCCACGGCAAGGACGGCGCGATCGTCCTCGACCACGCCGGCAACCACCATGTGCACGGCCTGGTCACGCGGCGCCTCGACTACACGCTGAGCGACGAGAAGGTCGGCTTCTCGGAGCCGCTAGGCCTGCGGCGCTGTGGTCAGTGCGGGCTGCTGTTCGAGACCAGCGAGCCGCGTTGCCCGGAGTGCGGCTGGGCGCCCGAGGCGAGCGGAGGACAGCGTCGCCGGCCGGCAATCCACGGCGAGGGCGAGCTGGCGGAGTTCGACGACTCGGCGTTTGAGTATCGCAGGCAGGTCTGGGTCCAGATCGAAGCGCAGCGCCAAGCGGCCGGCTACAAGCCCGGCTGGAGCTACTACCGCTTCTACGACCGCTTCGGCGTCGCTCCGATTGTCGTCGCGGACGAACTCGTGAACCCGCAGAAGGCGACGCCGGCGGAGAAAGCCGAGGTGTACCGCGAGTATCTGCGGATCGCCGCAGCCAAGGGCTACAAGCCCGGCTGGGCGGCCTACCGCTTCCGTGATGCGTTCGGACATTGGCCGCGGAGGGAGGTCGCGTGACGGAGAAGCAGCTCCAGAACGCGATCCTCCGCGCGTTCGGCACGCTGCCCGCGCTGCGCCTGTGGCGGGCGAACGTCGGTGTCGCGCGGATGGGGAGGCGCGTCGTGCGGTTTGGCGTCGCCGGGCAGGCCGATTTGACGGGCATTCTGCCCGACGGTCGGCGACTGGAAATAGAGGTCAAGAGCCCCAGCGGGCGGCAGGCAAGCGCGCAGCGGAGCTACCAAGCGATGATCGAGAGGTTCCACGGTGTCTACATCCTCGCAAGATCGGTCGAAGACGTGCGCCGGCAACTCGCCGCCGCCGGCGTCCGGCTCGAATAGCCTGCTGGCGGCGAATGTCCGCCACGGCCACGGCTTGGGCTGGTCGTTCACGCCGCTGGACGGCAAGCGGCCGGTCCTCAAGCGCTGGCAGTCCTCGCCGCGCGAGACGCTGGAGCAGGCGCTCGCATGGGCGGCGAAGGGCAACGTCGGCCTGCGTACCGGGCGGTCAAGCGGCATCGTCGTCATCGACGTGGACCCCGGCGGGGACATCGAGCCGTTCGGTCTGCCGGGCACGGTGACGGTGCTCACGGGGCGTGAGGGTGCGTTCCACCTGTACTTCCGGCACGACCGCCCGTTGGGGAACTCGTCGAAGAAGCTGGGGCCGCATATCGACGTGAAGGCCGATGGCGGGCAAGTGGTCTTCCCCGGCTCGGTGCATCCTGACACCGGAGTGACGTACACGTGGGCGGAAGGGCACGAGCCCTGGAACGTTGAGCTTGCCGAGCTGCCGGCGCACATCGTGGAGCTACTCGAATCGCCCGACCGCTCGAAACAGCCCGCGGCGGGGCGGCCGCGGCCCGCGGCGCTTGAAACACCGCGCGGGCCGGTTTCCGACCCGCCCGCCGCGAAAGCGGGCCGCGCCGATGCCAAAGCGGTCCGCTACGCCCAGCGAGCGCTGCAACTCGAACTCCACGCGCTGTGCAGCGCCGCGGATGGCACGCGCAACGGCACGCTCAATCGGGCGGCGTTCAGCTTGGGGCGGCTCATCGGCGGCGGATACCTCGACCGCGTGGAGGTCGAAGCGGCGCTACGCGGCGCAGCCGAGTCAGCGGGCCTGGAGTCCAAGGAAATCGAAGCGACGCTCCGCTCGGGCCTCGACTCCGGCATCACCCAGCCGCGCCGAATCGAGCTGCGCACGCCGCACGGCGATGGGGCCGGCGGCGGGAGTGACTTCGACCCGACCGTGTACATCCTGCTGCCCGGTCCGCACAAGAGCGACCAGGACGAGTACATCGAGCGGTCGAGCGCCGAGTTTGCCGCGGAAGTGCTGTCGCGCCTCCCGGATGACGCCGTCTACCGACGCGACTTCATTCCTGGCGAGATCATCGGTGCGCCGGGAAAGCGGAAGTGGGTCGAGCTGTCGGCCGACCGGATGCGGATCGTTGTGGACGGCCACGTCAAACTCGGCAAGTGGGTCACGCACCGGCAGACGAAGGAGCAAGTCCTTCTCTACCAAGCGTGCCACAAGGACGCGGCCGGGCTCGTGGTCGCCCACGCGACTGGAGCGCCCGGTGTCCGCGAGCTGTCGCTGATGGTGTCCTACCCGGTCTACGGGCCGGGCTTCGAGCGTGTGCAGCCCGGCTGGCACGACGGCCTGTACTACGACGAGCCGATCGAGCTGTGCGACCTTCGCCCGGAGACCGACTGCGAGGTCATCCACAACGTGCTGCACGATCTCGTAATCGACTTCCCATTCAAGGCAGAAGCCGATCGGCAGAACTTCTTCGGCTTGCTGCTGACGCCGATCGTCACGCCGGCGCTCGATGGCAACCGCCCGATGCACCTGCTCAACGCGCCGCTGGAGCGGACCGGCAAGAGCAAGCTGGTCAACGAGGTCTTCGGCGGCGTCATCACCGGCCGCGACACGCCGTCCATGCAGATCACCGACCGCGAGGAGGAGCGCGAGAAACGCATCCTGGCGATGCTGCTCCAGGGCGAGACTTTGATGCACCTGGACAACCTGCCGTCCTACATCGACTCACCGGCGTTGGCGAGCTTGCTGACGACACAGCGCTTCTTGGGCCGGCTGCTGGGCTACTCGCGGAACGTGTCGTTGCCCAACAACCTGACGGTCGTCGGCACGGGCAACAACGTCCAGGCGTCCGGGGAGATCGCCAAGCGAATCGTGCCCATTATGATCGAGCCGACCTCGGCCAACCCCGAAGCCCGTACGGACTTCCAGCACCCCGACATCCGCGCCTACGTGCGGCAGCAGCGGCGGACCGTGCTGGAGTGCCTTCTCGGGCTGGTGGAGAACTGGCTCGCGGCCGGCCGGCCGGCGTGCGGCAACCGCCTGGGCGGCTTCGAGAGCTGGTCGGAAGTGGTCGGCGGCATCCTGCAAGTCAACGGTCTGCGGGCCTGGCGGACCAACGAAGGCGAGTGGCGGAAGGTGGCCAACCCGCACGGCTCCGAGATGGAGACGTTCGTCGAGGTCTGGCAGGAGGCCTTCGGCGCCGTCGAGGTGACGGCGCTCGACTTGATGAATCTCGCCGAGCAGCACGGTCTGTTCGGCTTCGTGTTCGCCCGCAATGGTATTGCCGCGCGCGGCGCAGTCTTCGGCAAGCTGCTGATCCGGCACATCAACGCGCCCATCGGCCAGTGGCGCATCCGCCAGCGCAAGGGCCGGCAGGCGATGTACCGACTGGAGGACATCCATGGGACTTGAGAACGTCCTCCGAAAGCTGGCCAAAGCAGAGGTTGCAGAGGTTGCAGGGGTCCAGGACGACTCTGCGGCAACGGTGCGCGCCGCGGACGTGCAGAGGTTGCAGGGGTCGTGCAGAGGTTTTTACACAACCTCTGCACCGGTAAGTGACGCCCAGGTATCGACTTACGAGCGTCGTGCAGAGGTTGCAGAGGTTTCTCATAGCCTTACGCGTGCGCGGGCGCACGTGCGCGCGCACACGCGCGCCCGTAAGGAGCGTATAGACACCGGACCCGTGCAAGCTCTGCAACCTCTGCACGTGCCCGGCCCGGTCAGGTTACTGAAGCACTGCCGCTGTGCCGACTGTGTCAGGCTCAAGGCTCCCCTGGGCAGCCGCATGGCCTGCCGCTTACCGCGTTATCAGTTGCCGCCCGACGAATGGCATTACTGCGCCGATTACCACGGCCCGCAGATCAGCAAAGACGTTGTGGTGTGTCCGCAGCCTTGCCGTGCAGAGGTTGCAGAGGTTGCAGGGGTTGCAGAGGTTGCAGGGGTCGCGGGTCCTTCCGGCGAGTCGGCGGCGAACAACCGTGGCGGGAACGGTCACGAAGCGGGTTTGTTTCGTTCGACGGCGCGCACGCCGGGCGAGGAGGGCCACCAGCCGTGAACATCGAACAGTGGGATATCGACCGGATCAAGCCCTACGAGAAGAACCCGCGGCGCAACGACAAGGCGGTCCAGGCCGTGGCGGACTCCATCCGCGAGTTCGGATTCCGGCAACCCATCGTCGTGGACGGCGACGGCGTCATCGTGGTCGGACATACGCGCTACAAAGCAGCGCTCAAGCTCGGCCTCAAGACCGTGCCGGTCCACGTCGCGGCGGACCTCACGCCCCAGCAGGCCCGGGCTTACCGCCTGGCCGACAACCGGACCGCCGAGAACGCCGAGTGGGACGTGGACCTGCTGCCGATCGAACTGGGCGAGCTGCGCGACGAGGGCTTTGACCTGAAGCTGGTCGGCTTCTCCGACAAGGAACTCGCCGAATACCTCCGCGAGTTCGACACCGACCTCGACGATGGGGATGCCGTCACCGAGGAAGCTGCGGAAACCGTCCGCTGTCCGAAGTGTGGCCATGAGTTCCCGGTGGAGTGAGACCCATGAGCGCCGAGGTGGCCGTGTACGTTCAGTCCCGGTACGCGAAGCCCGCTTACACGGTCGAGAGCTACAACGTCCGCGCCTGGCCGGGGCTGGAGATGGTCTGCCGCGCGCTGCGGCGGGCCGGCATCGAGGTGGACTACTGCTCGTCCGCGACGGCCGGGCGTTACAAGGTCGTGCTGGTCTCGATCACGTCCGGCTGCGATTGGTATCCCTTCGTCGGCGAACGGCTCCGCTGGCCGGCTCACGTCCGGCTGACGGTCATCGCCGGCGGCGCGGGGTTGCTCAATGTCCGGCCGTTCCTGCGGTGGTGCGATGTCTTCTGTCTGGGCCGGGCGGAAGAGTACGTCGTGCCGGTGGTCCGGGCGGCGCTCGCTGGCGAGAAGGTGGAGCACCCGTCGGTCGTCTACGCGGCCGACTTCAGCGCGGACAAGACCTACGTCATCGACGCCGGCGGCGGGCTGTTTCCGCACCCGGTGCCGCTGGCGAACGGCAAGAGTTGGCAGGAGAGTGCCTACGGCTGCCAGCGCAAGTGCCTGTTCTGTGCCTACACCTGGCACCGGCGGCACGTCGGCGGCCTCCAGAACGAGGCCGGCGCCGGCGACGTGCTCTGGGGCGGCTCGGCCGAGAAGACCATCTTCGAGCTGGACCTTGCGCGCCCCGAGACCTGGGGCCTGCCGAAGCTCCGCATCGTCGGCCTGGACGGCTTCTCCGAGCGTCTCCGGCGGATGGTCGGCAAGCCGATCACGCGGGACATGCTCCGCGGATTCTTCCGCGGGTTGGCGGCGGCCAAGGTCGCGCCGAACCACATGAAGGTCTACAACATCGTCGGCTATCCCACCGAGACGGAGGCCGACTGGTTCGAGTTCGTCGAGGACCTCGCCGCGGCGGACGAAGGCTGGTCCAAAATCGACCCGCAATGGGGCATCGAAGTACACTCGACGCCGTTTCGCCCTATGCCGGCGACGCCGTGCGCGTGCTGGCCGATGAGCCCGGTCAACTACCGCGGCCGGATCGTGAAGGTGCTCAGCAAGGGTAAGCACCGCGAGTACAAGGGCATCTTCTACCGCGGCAATCGTTTCTGGGCGGCCGAGTCGCGCGGTACGGAGAGCCTGCCGACGGTCATCCTCGACGCCCTGGTCCTTCGCGGCGTCGAGGACGACTCCGAGACCATCGCCCGACTGGCCGGCTCGGCGAAGTTCCGCAACGCCACCATGGCGCACAAGACCGCTATCCTGGAGCGGTACGTCGATGTCGCGCGGCTGTTTGCCGGCTACACGTGGGAGACGCTGCCGACGCGGTATCTCGCGTCGTACATCCCCACCGGGAAGCTGAGAAACATCGACGCCGGGGGACGCAAGCGCGCTGGTGCGGCGTGGCCGGCTGACGCGGTAATGCTCAGAAGCGGGAGGCTCAGCTAATGCGCCAAGCGACGGAAGAACTCGGCGATTTCCGGCTTGCCGATCTGCCCGGTGGCGA